TTCTTTCTTGCCATCCATTTCACGCATCTGTTTTTGGATTGTTAATAATTCTTTATTTGCATCGACTACGTTCTTTAGAATCCCACCAAAAACTTCAAATGCTCGTGGATGTTGAGATTGTTTTGCAATCTCTAGTATTTCTTCCATCGCCTCTTGACCCTGGTCAATAATACCTTGCAAGTTTTCTTTTGACTGTTGATATGCATCAGTCAAATCTTGTTTCAAATCTGGATCATTATATCTAGTCGATACTGTAGGAAGTTTTTCTTTTTTTGGTTCTTCGACTGGAACTAAATCAAAAACTTCTTCCATATTTTTTTCGAAAGTGTTCATAAATTATTATACTACTCCTGTTCCATAAATCATCCATGTATTAGACGCCACTTGTAGTAATGTTGCAACACCATGCGTTATAACATTACGAGAAGCAGAGGTTGTATTACCTGCAAGGTACATCGTTACACCTGTATTTGGAGTCACAATCACATTGGCGCCTGATGTTGTTCTTGATACAACTATAATTGTTGTGCCATTTGAAAACGACGCATTCGATGACCAAGGGATGTATAAATTAACATTTGCTGATTGTGTATAGTACAGATGTTTACCCGCATCTGTTTGAACTAAAGTATAATTTGCAGTTTGCGCATTTTGTGGAAAAGTTTGTGCTGCAGTATTTGCAGCATTATATGCATTTTGTGCCAGTACGTTTGCTGAATTTGCTTTATTGAAAGCAGGAGTAACATTCGCACTGGTTCTTTGTACCGTATTATCAGGAAATGTTATTGATCCATCTGTATTAAAATTCCATATTTCAGCGCCACCAACACCAGTATTTGCTATTAATTGCACAAATGTGTTTGCATATATTTGTGCAGCACCGTAACCGTAGGCAGCAAAACCGGACCAATCGTCAATAACATTTGATGTTATTACTATTTCATTTTGACCACTATTTCCTAATATTGCACCACCACGACTAAAAGTTAGATTTCCGGTCATTGTATCGCCGGACTTATTTACTTTCGTGTTACTCTGTTGTCCAACATAGGTTTCTGTTGCAATTCTACTTCCACCAACAGTTGTGCCATCATGTACAGTAATCGTTTTATTTGTGGTATCAATTATTAATTCACCGTTAGCACCTGTCGTATTTGCAATTGCTGTGTTTGCGTATCTCTTAAATTGTAATGTTCTAGACATTTGAACTATCCTTTAGTTTAAATCTGTAATATTTTCTTCTAATGAATTTAAATCGTCTACGCCAACCTGTACTAATGCATCACCATCAAAGTTTGCAGGTATATTCAACCCTTCTACAATATTTGGAAATTCCATCGTTGTTGTTGTGTATGCATATGTGTTTCCAACATTTGCGTCAGTAGGTGTCGGTGTAACATAAATTTTTGCCAATTTAGTTTCACTATCATAGTCATAGATATTTGCAATAGAATTTCTAATCAGTCCGACATTACCAGCAGCCTTGCCATATATGTATGCTTTTGCGGTAAAGTTTAAAGTCCATATAACATATCGTGTTTCGGATTCTCTATTCCCTTCATAGGTGATATCATTGCTCACACTCTTTAATATAAGTGGAATTTCTTTTGTTACTCCCATTTCTTCTATAAGGTCAACTTTAATCGTGTAATCTGGTGTAAAATATGGTAAAATATGTTCGATTAATTGTGCGCCATCTTCTATATTTCTGACGTACAAATATAACGTATAATCTAAATCATATGGTACTGGATTATACTGTGAACTAACTGCTCCGGTACTTGCTCTTGTAAAGGTTCGAACATTCGTATTTAATTTTCTAGAAGAATCGTAAGAAATATCGTTTAGAATGTATGAGAACCTTGGTAAAGTGACTTGGACTTGTTTGTCTAAATCTGGATCGCCTTCTAAACGAGAAACATATAGTTCTTTTGTGCCGTATGCTATCGGAACTATTAACCTTTCTTGTTCGGTTTCATCTAAATTGTACCGAACCATTGTGATATTATTAAACAAATCACCAAATGCTAGTGTTATTTTCCTTATGATTCTATTGTAAGTTATATTTGCCATTAAATATCACCAAAAGGATTGATTTCTGAAGTGTTGATGATCTGATTGGCAGCATCTTCGATAAATTTATTGTCGAAGTTTTCATTCTTTGGTGCCGTTTCCATCGCATCATAGTCTGTAACATAACGATATGCACCGCTTGTTTCGCCGTACACATAGGTGTTGGATGCAAATTCACCATTTATATTTGTTATTGAAAGTGTGCCATTAGCAGAATTCCAGTATTGCAATGTTGCATAACAATAAGAATTTGCAGAAGTTCCATCTAAAGACTGGTACACAGTTTCTCTTAACGTAAATGTTCCGGATCCTGCCGTTGTCGTAGGATTCTGAATACTTGGATATATTGTAATTTGAGAAACAGCAAATAGTCCAGATATTGTTATGTTTAGAGATAATCTGTAATCATTTAATGCAAAATTAGAAATTGCTGTTATTGTTGCTGTTATCGTACTTGAACTATAGTCTGGTATTAAGAATTGTACTGTATCACCAACAGATAAATTATCTAAACTATCAATAAACCCAGAACCGGTTGCATTAAACACCAATTTATTAACGTCAAAAAGACCAGATGACCATTCCAAACTGGTGTATGTTGTCTTTGTATCTTTGATAACATTCAAATTGATTGTATATCCAGAATCAAGAACAATATTGTCGATAGAATCGACACCAGTTTCAATAACTTCTTGTGCATACTTAAATTTCTCCAGTTCTAATTCGTAGAAATATGGTACTTTTCTTCCCAACATGAAGAAATCTTTTGTCTGATTTGTAAATTTGATTTCATATATTTCACCTGTTCCATTTAAAAACGGTATATAAATCAAATCACCTTCTCTTGGTCTACTGAAATTATTCTGCTGTACTCTTTGAGAGAACGACCTCTTTGAAAGTATTACATTAACATTGTTTTTAATTTCAAGACCAAATTTAGAAAAGAATTCTTTTTCTCCCATGTACTCTGTCGAACTTGATAAGTACAATTCTAATGGAAATGCAGTTCTAAATTTCTTTGTTGGATCCTCACCAAACAACAAGTCTCTTGCAGCATCATTATCGTTTGGCAAATAAAATGCATCAAAGCCCATTATCTTAATGGACTCCACAATCAAATCTTCAATTACTCTTTGTTCTGCATGGGAACCATAATTATTAAAGTATACTGATGTTGCCATTTTAATTTAAGAAAAATTCTAACGGTGCACCATAATTAGTTTGCATTTGTTCTTCAAGTTTTGTGATTTCTTCCATTGCTTCCTGAAAAACTTTATCTCCATTAAGCGTTACGCCACCAGGCAATTGTAGACCGGCGAACTTTTTCATATTATTTCCCCAAGTCCTCTTGATTAGTGCCGTTGCATATTCTTTTAACCAACGATCATTCCATACTTTTGAGTATGTCGTTGGATCGATTACTGCATAACATTCTGCAATAACAACTGTACCGACTGGTGCTTCATAATTTCCCCATGCCCAATCGATATACAATCTCTGCATATGTCGTTGAAAACGAATTGGCACTTCACCAGAAAACAATATCTCCAATGACCTTAAATGCTGCATGGTCAATGTATAATTAATATACGATGCAGAAGTGAAGTCATATAATTCATTTAGACGCAACTGGTATCTTAGGTCAAACATACTTATAGATGCTTGTGAATCTGTGACAGGAAATATCCTGGTTACACCAACAATATCTAAAGTATTATTAGCCTGATCTCTTGCTTCAGTCAAATTTAAATATTTGTTATTAACATCCGTTTGACTTATCGCTTTAATGTAATAGACTTTTTGTAACCCATCAAAATGATAATCTTGCCAATATTGTAGTGCATCATCGATACGATCTTCTATTTGATCATCATCGACATTAATTTCAATGACAGGAAACCCAAGTCTGCGTAGACAATAGTCCTTAA